CAATTCTGATGTAAGTCCTGTGATGTTAACCTCACCTGTCTCATCAGTAACATTATCAGTTTCGATAAACTTCATAACTGCTTTTAAGTCGTGAGGATTATACTTTACTGCTTCCTGTATCAGAGATTTTTCAAGATTGCTTTGTCTATATCTATTTTGTATATCCTTAAGCTCCTGTTCTCTGGTCTCTGCAAGTTGTTTCCAGTTACCTTGTTCCTCGGCGATTTTAGTTTCGAATTCTGCTAATTTAGCTTTATATTCGTTTCTTTCTTTATTAACCTGGTCAAACCTTGATTTTGGAATTTGGATTTCTTGTTTTGTCTCTTCTACTGGTGTTTCAGTAGTTGTATCTTGAGTGGTTTCGCTCTCCAGCGTTGTTGTATCCTCTGCCATATAATGCAAATTATGTTGATAACATCCGTATCGTGGATGATCCGTTATTCCTAATCTACCATCTGTTGCCTATTCTTGTATATAATCGGATAGTATGTCTAGGCTTTCTTTTAATCTCTCGTCTTTAGTCCTTTTTTTGACCTCTTGGATAGTTTTTATATCTTTGTTCTTGATAGCTTCGTTGATTATATTATAATCTTTAATTCCTATCTTGGTCGTAAACTGCTCATAGGCTTTTAAAATAGACTTAGGACTGTTAGTGGTTAGGTTCTGAGACTTTACATTTTCTTTGGGCTGATAACTCTGGGTTTCGGTATCCCATACCTTGCTTACCTCAGCTAATCCCTCTGTAAATGGTGAGATTGAGTGTCTACAGTTAGCATGTTGCAATCCATTGGCTTTAGCTTCGGCTAAGGTAGTATATCCTCTAGTTCTACCTGTTAGGGATAGCACCTCATTCTCATATGGTCGGCATAAAGCACATTCCCCAAAGTGGTCTGACACTTGTACTAGATCATAACCTTCTTGAATTATAGTATTGCTAGTCCCCTGCCATTGAGCGTCTGTGAGTATACTTCTAGCTAAAGTTGAGGCGTAAGTGTCAATTCCCTGTCTTCTACCTGATACAGACACAACTGCTGTAGCTTGAGATTGCTTTAACACACTAGCCACTCCTTTAGCTATAGCATTCTGGTCAGCTCCTGTGACTAATCCTTTCCCTATCTCAGCTTTTATCTTTTCCTGCTCAGCAAATGTTAAGGCTCTAGTTCCAGTGTCTTGTATCCCTTGAGCTATCTTGCTGGTATATGTATAGCTTTGAGATATAAGGGCATCTAATGCTTCCTGATGTAGACTTACAAATGATTGGTTAAACTCATATACCTGCCCACCTTTGATTGAAGCATTGACTGCATTGTTCATTCCTTCATAGTATAGAGAGGGGATGGTTATGTTAGCCCAAGCCTCTAGCTGTAGATTATACTTATTGGCAATATTTTTAATAGCTCTAGATTTAGCCGACAATGTACCTTTGTCTAATCTATCTGCATATGTAGCAAGGTCAAGATAAGCCTCTTTCACAATAGCTTCGGCTAGTTTAACTTGTATATCTGATTGGACTATCCCTTCGGGTCTAATCCTCTTCTTCGTCTCCGCCATTTATTCCTCTGTTAATTATTGAGAACGGGTTGGCTTTATTCTTAGCGTCTAATTCCTCTTGTATTCTAGTTAGTTTGTCTTGAGCTTCATTGCTGGTAATTCCATCTATATTTGAGATTGCGTCTTCCTTGGTTGTTAGATCATAGTCTAATTTGGCCTGTTCAGCTTGTAGGATTTCTAATTCATCCATAATAATACCATCTTGCCAGTAGATTGTAGGTACTTCAGTCTCAGCTGGTTTTAATCCATCACTAGTCAATTGGTTATTCCTTGCAAATTCAATAGCAGACTCTATAAGTGCTTTAAGTCCATTATCCCAATACATCTGTTTGCGGTGTTTCAAAGATAAAGTTCTTAATAACTTATACTTCAAAGCTCTACCTGACTCTGCTACTCCATATTTAGTAAGTCCAAACAAAGTAGGGGATGATTGTGCGGCAATAAATAACTGTTCTAATAACACATCTATCTGTGCAAATGATGATTCTAGTTTACTATCCCAAACAATATATTCTGGCTTGTCTGCCTCACCTGTCATTGGGTGACTTGGTAGTTCTATCATTCCTAGTTGCTGTCTTGAAACATTCCCGTTGCTATCTAATACACCTTTAGGCACTGCTAAGATTGGGTCTCCGTGTTTGTCTAAGATATGCTCGTTTCTAGATAATCTGTTGTTGATAGCAAAGAATAAGTCCATTAAGTCCTCATAGTCGCTAATCCCCCAAAACTTACCACTCATTCCCCAGTTCTTTATGTGATGGATAAGGCTAAACCCCTGTTCTAAGTTAGTCTTTACTATAGGTTCTATCCCTAGCATATCCATAGAATTATATTCTCCACCTATAACACCATCTTTAAAATCATACACCCGTGTTTCTATCTCTCCTACTCTATAAGTTTCTACTACAATGTATTGCTTCTCATTAATCATTTGGATATAAGCAAGTACATGCTCTTTTACTGGAGCTTTGACATTGTTGTCATTATATACTGGGAAATATACATCTGGTTTGACTGTATCTATCTTAACTTGTCCATCTACAGCTAATATTCTAAGTACTGAGTCTCCTTTATAGCTTGTAACTAAAGCCTCCTCATATAAAGTAGTCCACATACTATTCTCATACCATAACTTGTCTACAAAGTTTTGGTTAGTCTCATTTTCTAACACAATCTTTGGTTGTTCCTCAAATAAAAGGTCAGCTGAGATAGTGCTAATAATTCTAGGATAGGGAAGTACCACATATCTTACAAGAGACATATCCCCTGCAAATTGTTCAGCATAATGCTCTAATCTTTTGCTAAAGGCTATTCTATGGTTCCCTTCGAATAACTTCTCGTAGGTATCATATTTGGCTAATCTGTCTATGTCTTTTTGAGGAGGATATTGCTTCATATATTAAAATCCAAATGGTTTATTATTATATATCTTACCATCTGTTGCCTTTTCAAGTTCCATATAGTCTATACAATACCGCATAGCATCCATAATATGGTCTTTGACTTTGATAGGCATATCCATAGTCTGGCCATCTTTATTCTTTTGCCACCTGTAGAATTGTAACTCTTTGATCATATTGATTGAGGTATTAGTTATATGTATCTTTTTAACTTTAACTGCATTTATACCTCTAATAACTGAGCCTTTATTCTTATAGGCTGGTTTAATATTGTATCCTGCCATATAAATGTCATTTATCTTACCAGGGTCTTCACTATCTCCTACTATAACCGCGTCTCTAGGTATGTTTAGCTCTTGTAGCTTTCTTATAATCTCATCTGAATTAAGTCCTGATTGATATAATAGCTCTTGCACATATAACACATTATCTAATTCTCTTATTTCTACAATAGCAGTTTGATTGTTAAATCCCCAGTCAGCTCCATAATACCGTCTATCATAGCTTTCTGGTAAAGTCTCACATCTTTGCCAATGGGTATAGATTAAATCTTCTGATACTCCCCTTTCTCCTAATCCAAACACTCTCCAAAAGTTTGGATCTAACACTTTATACCTTTCTATCTCATCTATCACCTCCTGAGGTAAAAATGGGTTATCCCTGTAGGTTGATTTTATAACTACACAGTCATCTCTGGTCATAACATCATCATAAATCCAGTGGAATGAGTCTGAGGGGTTGAAGTCTAATGTAATCTCCCCTGTTGTTCTCATAGCTAACTGCCTCCAGTCTTCTAGGGATAATTCATTAGCCTCATTAAGCCACAAATAGTCTCTCTTAGCTCCTCTTTTCTTCTGAGGGTTATCCATACCAAGGAACTCTACCAAGTTGCCATTAAGGTTATATGTCTTTAGTGTTTTGTTATGGTTCTTGCTATCGTATAAGTTCCAGTTAATAAGTATTTCAAAGAAGTCTCTAGCTACAGTTAAATCTAAAGCAGGGGATGTCTTTCTTACAATAGATAAAATCTTACCTTTCTCTTTTAGAAGTTTAAGGATATATTTCTGAGCTATAGAATAAGTCTTAGAACTTCTAGAGCTTCCTTGATTGACTATAATTCTTTTATTAGCCTCCCAGTTCTTTTGGAATACTACTGTCGCTTGTATCTTCATTGTCTTGTATTACAGATAGGGCAGAGCTGAACTTCTAAGCTTAATATTATCTGGCACTTCCTACACTGTTTCGTTTTACCACTTGAGAGTAGAAAGTCTTTGTGAATAGATAGGGTAGAGTCAGTCGCTTCTTTAAAAACCCAAACTCCTTTAAGTGTTCTGTTTTTATCTTTCCATCTATTGATGGTAGATCTATTAACCGATACAACTCTAGCAAAATCAGTTTGAGACCCAAATTCAATAATCTCTCCTGTTTCAATATTAATAACACTAATCGGTTTCTTGTTGTGCCTCATCTTTGTTAGTAAGTATTTCTATTTCGAACTTGTTGTCTATTTTCTCATTCTTGCTAGTAATGTCTGTGTATGTCTGGTTTAGTTTCTTATGCTCATCTTCTCTGGAAGTCAATCTATAAAGTGCTATCTGAAGTGTCGGATTATCTGACTCATACCATTTGTTTCTTAACCCTGATTTTATAGACACAGAATTATCTTCAAGCAAAGTCTTTAATT